AAGGCATGTTGCGGCGGCTGTTAATATCATGGCTCTTTTCCTTTATAGCTTATTTGCTGATATGCCATAAAGAATGTTACTTTGTCAATACTAATTCAGAATTGAATTTTAACCGCCCATTTTTCAGGGCTTTATATGGAGTGCTAAAAAATGGTAGCAACAAACAAAGGCCGCAAGGTTTTCATTAGTTCGGCGGTAAGTGCAACCGATCTAAATCAGGCCGCTTTCGAATTATTGACTTGGGTTCAAGTCCTTGGTGTTTCAACTATCGGTGAAATGACAAGCGCGGCAAATATCCTATCTTTCCCAACTCTTGACACTGAAGTTGTTCAGAAAGCAAAGGGTTTGATTGATGCAGGTGATCCTGATATTACCGTTGCACGCGAAAGCACAGATGCGGGGCAGGTTGTCTTGCGCACGCTTGCAGATGCAAACACGTTCCACGGCGTGAAGTTTGAACATGCTGATAATCTTGATGGTTCTTCAAATACGATTGACTATTCACGCGCGTTGGTTTCTGGCCCTGCTAAATCTGGCGGCGGTGTTGAAGATTTTGATGTTGAAGTGTTTACACTTGGCTTGGTTCAAAAAATCTTGACAGTTGAAGCTGTAGCGTAATTTTACAAACAAAGCACAGGCTGGTATTTATCAGCCTGTGAAACTCAAAACTTAGGACGTTTTAAAATGGATATTTTCAATCTTGTTGGTTATGATGATCTTCATAATCTTAAACTAAAAAACCCCGCTACTGGTGAAGAACTTGGGATTGTTTTCCAAATTCGCTGTTCTGGTGGTGAATTTATTTCAAAGGTTTTACGGAAACATATTGATGAAATGAAATCTTTCCACATTGATCATAAAGATGATGATGAAAAGAAGCAATCAATTGCATTAATTGCTATGGTTGAACAACAGCAAATTGAATTGCACGCTTCATATATTGCGGGTTGGGATTGGGGTGAACATTCCTTTAAGGATGAAACGCCTGAATATTCGCACAAAAAAGCCTGTGAAGTGATGGAAGTTAATTGGATTTTCAATGCTGTTCGTGCTGCTGCTATGGATTTAAAACTTTTTATGAACGCCTAAACGCCGTACTGATTGAAGGGGTATCAAACTTAATTCGTTATGATACCCCCGATGGTGAAGGCCAAACAAGGCGGCAAAGAAATGAAGCTTATGGAATGGCGCATTATTCCAAGTCTGTTGATGTAACAATCAAAGAAAAGTATCTATGGGATATATTTTGGAAAATAAGTAAACGACATAGGCGCGATGAAAACGGGCCTTTGGCTATGACGGCGCAAGAATTCAGTTATGAAATAAACGTTTCTGGTGATTTGATAAGTCGCGTGGAAGCGGGTATTTTACTTGAAATGGATGCTGCATATTGTAGGGCTTTGCGTGAAGAAATACGATCAAATACTTTACGTGCGCAAGAAAAGGCAAGGAAATAAACTAACATGGCAAATGTTGAAACTTTAGGCATAGTTGCAGAATTTGACACTGTTGATAAATCATCTGAAGCCCTTGATGGTCTTGGCGTAAGTGCGGATAACGCGGAAAATAAAACCGACAAATTCCGAAAGACTAACGAAAAACTAGCGGGTGGAATGACTTCACTTGCAAAGAAAGCGGGGGCTTTGGCTCTTGCTTATGCTTCTGTGGCTTCCCTTAAAATTGCTGGTTCCGCTGCTCTTGATCTTGGAACAGCCTTGGCTGAAGTTTCAACATTGATTGAAGGCACGCCTGAACAATTGGCTGGCCTTTCTGGTTCTGTTGCAAACCTTTCAAAGCAATTTGGCACAACCCAAACACAACAAGCAAATGCATATTATCAGGCAATATCTGCGGGGGCGAAAGTCGGCAAAGAAGCAACTGAACTTTTAACACAGGCAAATAAGTTTGCTATTGGTGGTGTTACAAATGTTACAACTGGTATTGATGCTCTAACCACTGCAACAAATGCATATAAGGCAAGTGGGTTGACTGCCGCTGAAGCTTCTGATGCGTTATTTGTTGGCATTAAGGCGGGTAAAACAACCGCTGCTGAACTATCTTCTGCCCTTGGTAAGATTGTTCCAATCGCGTCACAGGTTGGCGTTTCGTTTGATGAAACTGTTGCAGGTATCGCCGCCTTAACTACAACGGGCCTTTCAACTGCTGAAAGTGTGACTTCGTTAAATCAGGTTATGGTTTCCGTATTGAAACCGACTAAAGAAGCGCGTGAAGAAGCAAAGCGTTTGAAGGTTGAATTTAATGCAACAGCCCTATCTTCAAAAGGGCTTGCTGGCTTTATGAAAAGCCTGAAAGATGCTGGTGGATTAACAACATCAAGCATCGTGAAGCTATTTGGTTCTGTTGATGCTCTGAAGGCGGCAATGGCTCTTGCTGGTGTAACTGGTGAAAAGTATGTTGAAATCCTTGGGGATATGGAAGTTAAAGCTGGCGCAACTGATGTTGCGTTTGATAAAATGTCTGATACACTTCAGAAGCGACTTGACAAGGTTATGTCAGAAGTTGGGGCCGCTGTTCTGAAGGTTGGTCAGGGTCTTGTTTCTGTTCTTATTCCTGCCCTTGAAGCTGGCGTGAAGGCTGTTAAATTCCTTGGTGATAACAGTGAAACCCTTGGCGTTATTATGCTGGCTCTTGCTGCAACCCAAATACCCGCTGCAATTGGTGCGCTTGTAACATACACGGCGGGGGTTTCTGCGGCTGGTGTGGCCACTGGCGTTCTTACTGGCCTTGTTGGTACATTGCGCGTTGCAATGGCCCTTGCTGGTGGCCCTATCGGTCTTGCCGTGGGTGCTGTGACATTGTTGGTTGGCGCAATCGCATTGATGAAAAAACCAACTGGTGAAATGAAATCAGCAATTGAACTTGCTGAAGATGCGCAAGCTGATCTAAATGCACAAATGGCGCATTTCGTGAATAACGTTTCGGCGGCAAACTTCACAGCACTTTCAGAAAGCGCACGCGCAAATGAAGAACTTGCCAGAACTGCGCTTTTGGCGGCAAAGGCTGAACTGTTAAAAGTTGAAGCACTTGAAAAAGGGTTTATTGAAAATCCAAATCGGGCGCGTTCACTTATGACGCTTGAAGGTGAAGGTACTGATGATATAAACCTTGACGCCTTCACGCAAAGAAAACTTGAAAGCCTTGAACTTATTGCGGCGGCTGAAGAAAAGCTTGGCAAGGCTGTGCATGATCGTATTACAAGCGAAATTGAAGGCAAGATTTTATTGGCTGACCTTACGCGACCTAAAAAAGAAGATGATCCTGAAACTATCCCTGAAACTGATATTGAAGGTGGTGAAAGTTTACGCGAAAAAATGCAAGGGCGTCTTGATGCTTTGCTTGGTGGGTTAATGACTGAACGTGAAGCTTTGGATGAATGGAAAGCTGAAAGCCTTGAACTTTTGCGCATTGCTGAAGAACAGGAACTTATTGACGCTGATGTTCACAAAGAAGCTAAGTTAAGAGTTGAAGAAGAATATCAAGACAGATTGCGCGGAATTCGCGGAAAGGGCTTGGCTGGTGCTTTAGGTGATGCAAGTGATTTCTTTGGTAAAATGATTTCGCTTTCTGGTTCAAGAAGTAAGAAATTACTAGCAATCCAAAACGCTCTTGCAAAAGCTGAAATTCTTGTAAACACTTGGCGTGCTGCCGCTCAAACTCTGGCTGATCCTGAAGTTCCGTATTTCGCAAAGTTCGTTGCTGTGGCTTCTGTTGTTGCCGCTGGTATGGGGATGCTTTCATCTATTGGTGGTGCTGGAAGTGGTGCTGGTGTTGATGCTGCTGCTGGTTCTACAAGTGGCCCATCTGCCGCACCCAATCAAACAAACGTGAATGATAGTCCTGAAGCGCAAAGGCTTATTTTAGATTTTGGCGGCGTTCCGTTAATACCTACCGCAATGCTGAAAGAACTTGTTGAAAACCTTCAAGAAGAAAATCGTAATGGTCACATAATCGGGGTTTCACTATGACAATTGAAATTGAAAGTGGTGCGGTTGATGTGACAAAGCCTTGTGTTTTATTTAATAGTATTGCAAACGTTTCAAACATCACAGCAAGTTCAGAAACAGCCCTTGGCCCTGCTACAAATTGCGTGGGTGAACAAACCTTTGATTTCTGGACAGGCGAAACAACAAACAGTTTCATCACTGTTGATGCTGGTTCTGCTGTTCCTGTTGATTGTGTTGCGATAGCAAGCCATGATTTATTTGAACAAGGATCACGCATTGAAGTAAGAAGTTCAACCGATGATATAACTTACACGGTTCGCGGTGCAATACCTAGTACGCCTGATAATAGTAGCTTGATGATTATATTTCCTGAAGTTACTGCAAGGTATTGGCGCGTCACTGTTGTTGATGGCCCCGCATCTTTAGGTGTTGTTAAAATTGGGAAACGCCTTGTGTTTCCAACTGGCCTTTTACATGGATATACACCAGCAAATTTCGGTGATGATATACAAGTTCAAGATGGTGTGACTATGGGCGGTCACTTTGCGGGGGCAACCATCACAAGCCGTGGTGCAAAGACTTCATTTTCATTAGCTGCAATGACGCGTGATTTTATTGAAGG